TGTTTTTTCTTTTTCTGTTTACCTACTGATTTGAAATTTCCGTATTTTTCAATATTAAGCATCTCTTTTGGTGTAACTTAGGATTTTTTTCTCGGGGTCATCGTTTGTTGGTTCTTCTTGGATTTCCTCAATAAAAATACCAAACTTTTGTTCGTTAACCCTTCTCAATTCCTCCTCAAGTTTCTCTAAATCTTCTTGAGTTGGTATGTATTTTTCTTTTTCAATTTCAGCTTCTCTCTTACCAGCTTCGATACTTAACTCATCAATATCAATAACAGGTTGTGGAAGTTCTACCACATTATTTTTCTCTTCTTCTTCAAATTTAATTAACATGTGAAGAAAAGATAATGATATTATTGGTAACATACCACCAGCAAATAACGATAAGAATCTTTTATGACCAACTGGGTCACCTGATTCAACACCAAGATAAGAAACAATTGGGTCTACCATATCAACCCAATCCTTAAATGCCTGAGAATCTACATTTATATATTGATAAGCAAAAAAAATGTTACCAATAAATTGAATGAGGGTTACAATGCCAAATGGAAAATACACTTTCTTTCCCATCTTTGCCGATATTGCAGCAAGAGCAGATAATGCAGCAATCTCAATACCAATTGACAAATAAATCGCCCAACTTACAGGATTGGATAACCCATACCAACTAGTTACGTGCGATATTGAAACCCCAGCAACCGTTAGGATTGGAACCAAAAACGCAATATAAATTATTGCCTTAAAATTCTTTTGAATCCAATTCATATTATTTCAATTTTAAATCTTTAATTTCTTCCTCAATTTGAGTTTGTCTTTGAATGTCCAATAATTTTCTATCGGTTGCTTGAATCATTCTTTTCTCAGATTCTAATCCCATAATTTTTAATTCTTTGTTTAACTCTGTTTTAGTATAAGTCGAATCTTTGATGGATTCAATCTCTTTTCTCATTTTAGTCAATTCTCTACTATCACCACATCCTTTAAAAAAACTGATTATAGTAAGTACCAACACAATAACAATAAAATTTTTTTGTATAAAGTTTTTCATATTTTTTTTTGTTTTAGTTTTATCCTAAATATAAAGGGTATATTAAATAAATACACCCTTTATATAGTTTTAGAGATAGTCAAACAAACTACCTGTCTCATTTCTTAATTTTCTTAGTCCCTTCTCTTTTATTTGACGAACCCTCTCTTTCGTTAAATCAAAGTCATTCCCTATATCCTCTAATGTTCTTGTATTACCCGAAAGACCAAAATAATCCTCAATAATTACACGTTCTCGGTCATCCAAAACATTCAACATTTCTAATAACTTTTCTTTTAATGTAACTTCTGTTGAAAGTCCTGCATCCGCCAATTCAGCATCAGGATTATTCAATACATCCAATAATGTATCTCCTTCTTCATTCAAAGGATTATCCAAATTTACAATTGATGGTAATGATGCAAATTTTTCAGGTAGTTCCGTTCCATTAGAAACAAAATCTTTTTTGGCTCTGTGTAGTTCCTGAACCACATTTACTGGAAGACGGATGGTTCTTGCATTATCATTCAGTGATTGCAAGATTGATTGTCGAACCCACCAAACGGCATATGATATAAATCTCAATTTTTTCGACCAATCAAAATTATCTACCGCCTTCATAAGACCATAGTTTCCTTCTGCAATTAGGTCGGGTAAATCTAAACCTTGATTTTGGTATTGCTTACTAACTGTAATCACAAAACGAAGATTACCTTCCAACAACTCTTGTTGAATCTGTTTTTTCTCCATTTCTGTGATGGTACCTGAAAGCATTCGTTCTGAAAGTTCTCTTTCACGTTCAGGGGTCATTACTCGTAGTTTGCGAATATCTTTAAGGTATTCCGCAATTTCTTCTTGGTTGATGGGTATTAGTGATTTTTCTTTCATATCTTAATTTTTACTATAATTTTCTAAAGTTCCTTTTTCAAATGGTGTAAGTGAGTCAACTCCTTCACTTTTAATCTTATCAAGCAGTTGGTCTAAAGTTGGTGCTTTCATATGTTTTTTTACTTCATTCAAAAGAAGTGCCACAAACTCATCGTCATCTTCATCGTCAAGATGTTGTGTGTTGTTTTTAGGTATTAATACCATGTCAGATTCATTTAATCCACCATTATCCTCCAAATTAAATAAATGGTCAATATAATTTTGTGACATAAAAACTGACACTTTGTCATTAAATTCTGACAAAATGAACGAATCATATAACTCGTAGGATGTTAATTCCAAAAACTCATGTATATCTTTCATACCCATTTCAGACGCAAAATGAATAATTAAAACACCTGTCATATGTTGGTACTTAAGCATTTTTGAATCTACAATCGGTGATAAAGCAAGTGCAATTTCTCTCAATTGTTTTTGGGATTGGAACTCACCAATTACTGTTAGAAGGTATTTTTTCATATTTGATATTTTGACAAAGATACAACAAAAAAATTAAACTCTCTTAGAATATCCAACAATTTGATAAAAATCTTTGGTACCCTCACAATACTCTTTAATTAGAGTAAGTAACCCACGGAACATAAATGCACCAGTTGTTTGTTTTTCACATTTACTGAATAACTCAATAAACGCTGTTAATGTCCCAATACTATAATATCCATGACCTTGTAATAAATGATACTTTGATGTCATAAAATTTGGTTCTCTCAATGTGTAATTGTTTCGTTCCTCAACTGAATTGAATGGGTCACTCTCGTCATATAATTTAATCATATCATCAACATAGTTAAGTAAAATTGATTTATTGACTTCCGCCTTAACCAACAAATCAACTATCCAATGTGTATGACTTGGTGTTCTTAATCTTTTACCCTCTTCCTTGTATTTGACAATAAAATCAAGGTCAGGTCTTTCACCACGACTACCTTGATAGATGGCAACTTCTGTGACGTTATCTGTCTTCCAATATTTAATTGGCATATAATTAATACCTTTTTTATTAAAATGTAAATGTTTCATGTCGGCTTTATTCAGACCACAAAGATAGGAAAATTATTGTAAATAAAAAACCCACCTTTTTTAGAGGTGGGGTCTATCTAATTGGTAATTCTTTTAGAATATATAGTTCTATCTCTTCTTTCTTCATTGTATAAGGTATACGAATAAGTTTAATTCCGTTTTCTTCACAATATTGATTTCTAATTTTATCTAATTTTAATCTTTTTATAAAATTTTCTTCTCCGTTACCACCCCAACCAACTATTGCCTCAAAATGTTGTTGTCCATCGTATTCAATACATGTATTATATTTCGGTAAATAAAAATCAAATGTTAACTTCCTACAATGTCGACCATTTATTCCGTTTGTGCAATCACTAAACTTATGTTGTGGTATTGAAATAATATTTTTTCTTTTTAAAATATCTCTTACTAATTTTTCTCCTTTAGACTCAGAGCAAGTCGGACATCCATTTCCTTTAATGTGACTAGACGCCACTTGTTGGAACAATCCATGTTTTGGGCAAATTATCTCAACTGGTTGATGTGAGTGTAAATAATTTACTTTTGAATAATCATATTTATCTCCATGAATTTCTTTGGACTTTTTAATAAATTCATCATTTGTAAGTTTTATTTGTTTTGATTGATTTTCATTTCCACATTTTTGGCATCCACTTCCAATTAAATGATTGGACGGTGTTTGTACAAATTCTCCATGTTTTGGGCAGATTATTTTAACTGGAATATTTGAACCATTATATTCAACTTTGGAATAGTCATATTTATCTCCGTGAACATTAATAGAATCTCCAATAAAAATATCAACATTTTTAGTTTTCTTGTCCTTCATATTCTTTATCCCACATTTAGGACAACCCCTAAGAATGTGATTATAAGGGAATTGTTCAAATTCCCCGTGGATTGGACAAATTATAGTTATTGGAGTTTTATTATTTTTATAATCTACTTTGGAATAATCGTATTTATCTCCATACATTTCTTTAGATTTATAAATGAAATTTTCAGAACCTATTCTTTTAGTTTTTTGTTCTTCGATTTTATTTACATATTTGTACAATATATTTTTAATAATATTCTTCATACAATATAAATACAATTAAATCAAAAAGTCCCGCTATTGCGAGACTTTTGAAATATTATCAATTTTTTTTATATGGACTACATTATCCCCCCAATTTGATATTAGTGGGTTGTGACTAATCACAAAGATTTTCTCAAAGTAGTCCTTTAACTTCATAAAAAAGTCCCCAACCATCTCTAAATTGTCATTAGAAACTTTACCCCAAGTCTCATCGTAAACCGATATGTTAGGTTTTGGAAGTGAACATACCTTAGCAAGTACCGCTCTGATGGCAAGTGCTCCGACTGTCTTCTCATATCCCGACCCAGCGGTCATAGGTTTTTCAATACCAGTTCCATTATCAATCATAATAAAGTCAACCTCGTTCTTATCGTTAATACGAATTTCTAAATTAAAGAAACAAGAGTCCTGAAGTAATCGTTGAAGTTCAGAATTGATTAAAGGTAACATAGTCTTCATTATAATTTTTGTAATTCCATTTTTACCAAAGACTTCAAGATACATCTTATAGATTTTTTCTCTTTCAAATTCCTCCCCAATTTTTTGGATAGTATCGTTGTTCTTTTCAATACGATTATTTAAATTTTCAATTTGAGTTTGATTTGTTGTTAAAATTCTTTCATAACCACGTTTTTCAAGAATTAATTCGTCAATTCTCAAACCAGCTTTAACAAGTTGGGCATCAATCTCATTGTTCTTCTTAATCTTGTCCTGAACCTCTTCATATCGTTTAAGTTTATCTTTGGCTTGACCAAGTTTCAACTCATTTGATTCCAACGATAACTCATACTTTTCTTTGATAAGTTTGTTTCTTTCGTATTCGTCAAAATCTTTTTTAAGTTGTGTATAGGATTTCTCTTTGGAGTCAAGGTCTTTCAATTGTTTTGATAACATATCTACCTTTTTCTCCCAATCACCCAACTCATCAATCTTTTTCTTTGTCAACGCCGCTTCCATCAATTTGATTCCGCAGTGTTCACATTGAATCCCGTCCCCATACTTCTTAACAAGTTGTTCAATCTCTTCAACTTTGTTTTGAGCAAGGATTAGTTCACCGTTTGTGGTTTTCATTCCATCTTTAATCTCATCATGTTTATCTTCATGATAAAATTCTTTTGGTTCCACAATCTTAACTTCATTAATTTGACCTTTAATTCTTTCACTTGCATTCTCAAGGTCTGTGATGTCACCTTGTAATCTAATTGGATTCAACACAATTAACTCTTGGTCAATGTCGGTATACTTTGACTTCAACAAGTTGTCTTTGTAATCCTGACCTTTCTGTAATCTCAAATCAACATCGGTAATCTTTAAATTGGCATCACTAATTTCGTCCTTAAGTCGTTGAATCTCTTCGGTTGAAGTTTCATTGTCTTGTCTCAAGGTTTCGGTGTTGTAGACATTGGACATCATGCTCTTTGAAAACTCTGAATAAATCTCTTTACCAGTTTCTTCTTTTTTCTTTAAGAACTCAAGACCCAAGAATCTACTTAACACCTGACCACGAGCGGTTGGCTTTGCCTCCAATAAATCTTCAAGGTTGGATGCGGTTGTAACGATGGTCATCAAGAAATCATCCATTGTTCCAATAGATTTTTTCATGAAATCTTCGGTTTCTCTGCGTTGTTCTCCCGTGAAGTTTTGAAGTTGTCCATCGGCAAGTTTTTTGAAGAACTCTAATTCGGTCTTCACATTCCATTCACCAGCTTTGGATTTCTTTCTTTCAATATGACGAGCAATGATATACTCCTCACCATCAATAATAATGTCACCCTTAACTCTAACCTTATTGATATCTGTAAATCTATTAAAGATTTCTTCTGCCTTCTGTGTTTTTGTTGTTGTGTTAAAGAATAAGAATAAAAGTAAGTCAACCGTCAATACGGTTTTACCTCCAAAGTTTGGTGGGTCTGACTCAACAACTGTAATACCATCACATTTGTCAAAATCAATAACTTGACCTTCACCATAAGACAAGAAATTACTGAACTCAATTTTTTTGATATACCATCTTTTGAATGGTGTTACCTCAACCTCATTAGCCAACATTCTATTCTCCACCGCAGAATCAATATTCATTACTTGGTCATAATACTGGTCTTGACCTTTGGCCTCCAACAAAGTTTTGATAAGTTCTTTTTGATAGTTCTTATCCATGATGTTTACTGAAACATCAATAGTTTGTTGCGTTTCCTCAGTTATCTTAACTTTAGTTATGACATTGATATTGGTTGAGTTATACTTCTTTTGAAAGTATTGCTTAACCGACTTGATTCGTTCTTGTGTAAAATTTTCTGGAGTGTCCTCCCAAATGACTTGGATATAAGGATTCTCCAAAGTTGTTATATCTAACTTTGTTTCCATGTGTTTGTAATTGAATTCAGGTATTGGATTGAATAAATCCCATTTCATTATTGAATTGTTTGTGTGTCTCCTGACATCTCAGCTTCTCTCTGTTTTTTTAATTCTTCAAGTTGTTGTCTCATTGACTCATTAAATAATTTTTGCATTGTATTTTGTTGCGCTTTAAGTTTTTGGTTTCTTGCCGCAACTTTTTTTCTGTGTTCTTTGTCTCGTTTACCCATTTTATTTGTTTTTAGTTAATTTTAATTCTGTTTAGGTCTATTTTCTTCAAACCACTCAACGATTGCATTGATTGCCCATACTGACCCTGAAGCCAACATACCATCAAAGAACCATGAAACCATTTCAGTTACTCCAAGTAATTCGTGTACAGGTGAATATAAGAAAATTCCGTAGAAAAATCCAACCCAAGTACTAGCACACATCATACATGCCAACATTTTTGACATAAATGCACCAAGTGGTTGAAATGGTGCAACTGGGTTAGAACCCCACCTGTTAATAAATTCTCTTGGTCCGTTAAAGATTGAACCATAAACTAAGATGTTGCTTATTCCATAAGCCATTACCATCCATAATAATAATTGTGTCATATTTGTTTTTTATTTTTTTATTCAAAAATTATTCCTTCTTTTTCAACATACTCTTTGAATGCTGTTTCAGCGGCTTCTTTTGTTGGATAGTATCCAATAATCTCATCGTGAACCATTGGGTTATTAACCCCGAACTTTTCTTCTCCGATTGTACGGAAGACAAATGTGTCTAAAATTTCTTGTGTTATCATATTTCTTTTA